TTTAGATACTAAACCATCTTGTAGAGCAGGTACTACTGCTGACTTATCAGCAACTTATAACAATGGTAGTTCAGGTGTTGGTGCAACTTTAACAGCAAGTTCAAATGGTGCTATCGTTATTGATGGTGTTTCACTTTCAGTTAATGACAGAGTTCTAGTTAAAAATCAAACAACAGCTGCTGAAAACGGTATCTATGTTGTTTCAACGCAAGGTGATGGTTCAACTGCCTTTGTATTAACAAGAGCAACTCCTGAAGACCAACCATCAGAATTATCAGGTGGTGCTTTCGTATTCGTAGAAGAAGGTACTGCTAACGCAGATAACGGTTATGTATTTACACACACAGGTGCTCCAACTTTTGGAACAACTGCTTTAGATGTGGCACAATTCTCTGGCGCAGGTCAGATTGACGCCGGTGCAGCTTTAAGTAAAACAGGTAATAGACTTGATGTAGAAGTGGATAACTCTTCAATAGAGGTTAACGTTGACGCATTAAGAGTTAAAGCATTAGGTATCACTAACTCAATGTTAGCAGGTAATATTGCAAGTTCTAAATTAGCTGACCCATTATTTTTTACAGATGAATCTTCAACGCAAGGTTCAGTACAACTAGGTGGTACTTTAGAATTTTTAGCAGGCGAAGGTATGAATACAACTGCTTCAGGTAACACTTTAACAATAACAGGTGAATTAGCAAGTACAACAAATATAGGTGTTGCTAAATTTACTTCAGATAATTTCACGGTAACTTCAGGCGAGGTTGAAGTTTCTACTATTGACGGAGGGTCTTTCTAGTGTTTAATATTGTTAAGAAATGGTTTGATAGTGTTTTAAAATCTTATGATAAACCTAAAAAGAAAAGTGTTGTTGTAAGAGTTGGTGATTTGCAATACAAAACTAAAAAAGAATTAGAAATTATCGGTAGAAAAATCGGTATAGAATTAGATAGAAGATACACAAAACAAAAGTTAATCAACAAAATTAAATTTAAAGCAAAGAATAGAAGATAATGTCAACCGTAATTAAACCAAAACGTTCATTTACACCATTACAGATACCAGCAGCTTCAGCTCTTGAAGTTGGTGAGTTATCTATGAACGCCGCTGACGGTAAGTTTTATACTAAAATGCAAAACGGTACCGTTAAAGAATTAGGTGGTGCTGGTTCAGTTATCTTGCAAGACGTAACCACAAACGGTAATATTACTACAAATAATATTGTCTTAAATGGTTCAGACCTTGTATTTGAGGGATATCTTGCTAACGCTTATGAAACTACATTAAGAGTTGTAGAGCCAACAGCAGATAATATTGTTAGATTACCTAACGTATCTGGTGATGTAATCACAACAGGAAATTTAACAAAAGATGGTACTGCTACAGGTGACCCTTTAGCAGCTGAAGGTGACGCAGTAGCATTTGCTATCGCATTAGGAGGATAATATGGCAAGTTCGTTTATAAATGCAGGTGCAGCTCTAAATGTTGGTGATTCGGCAAGTGCTAACGTTTATACTTGTCCGGCAGGCACAAAAGCAGTTATCCACGCTTGTATGATATCAAATTTAAATCCTTCAGGTACTTCAAAAGGTACTATAAAAATCACGACAGACGGTGGCACTACTTTTAGACACGTTTTAAAAGATGGTGAAGTACCACCAAATGACACTTTGCAGATGGATAAACCTCTAAATTTAGAGGCTGGCGATATAATCAGAATATATGGTGATGTGTCTAATATGGAATGTTTTTTATCTATATTAGAATTAACATAAAAACTTTTATAAATATAGATAGAATTTAAGTTAGGAGAAGACCAGAATGGCACTAGTAGTTAATAAAGTTTACAATGCTAAAGACGCAAATGGTAAAACTATTACTAGTGAATATGCTCTCCACGCTATGAAGCGTGATGATGATGGTCTTTTAACTTATACTAAAGTAAATTGGTATAGTGGTGATACTATCAATATGGACAATGGTGAGGGTACTGCTTACAACTCTGTTGGTTCATTTCAAACGAATGAAATGGAGTATGCAAGTGGTGTATATGGAGTAGGTCATAATATTAATGATATTCCTATTGAATATAATTCAACAGATGACCCACGAAAAGCAAATACTAAATTTAGAAACTATGAGCAACACGTATTTGATGAAAATAAGGCGACATACTTTATAAATGATGATGGTTACTTGGTGTTAAGAATTGGAAGTGAATATACGTATAACTCAAAAGACGGTGCAACAGCAAACTGGACACCGTAATTAAAATATAGGAAAGAACAATGGCAGATTTTGTACTAGGTAGACTAAAGTTTCACTTTAAAGGTGCTTGGACTACCGGAACCGCTTATATCAAAGATGACGTACTTACATATGGTGGTAATGCGTTTGTATGTAAAGTAAACCATACAGCTTCAGCAGATTTTTACACAGACTTAAACCACGCAACGCCTAAATGGGCAAAAATGGCCGGCGGTTTTGAATACAAAGGAAATTGGGCGGCAACAACTCTTTACAAAGTTGACGACATTGTAACCTTTGGTGGTTCAACATACAGATGTTTAACAGGACATACTTCACAAGCAGACTTATATGATGACAATGCTAAGTGGCAAACATTTGCCGCTGGTTTAGCTTGGAGAGGTGATTGGGCAACTTCAACATCTTACAGAAATGATGACATAGTTAAATATGGTGCAAACACATATCTATGTACAACACAACATACATCTTCAGGTACAACTTTAGATGAAACTAAATTTACTTTATTCGTATCAGGATTAGAATTTGAAGACTCTTGGTCTTCATCAACTTTATACCAATTAGGTGACATAGTAACCTACGGCGGTTATAACTATGTTGCTGAAAGAGCAAACAACAACGTTATACCTTATAACAACTCTTCAGATTGGAAATTATTAACAACAGGATTTAATAACACAGGTAATTGGTCAAACTCTACAGCATATAAAACTGGAGATACCGTCAATCACGGTGGTCATTATTACGTGGCTAAAATTGATAACACAGGTCAAGAACCAACAGGTACAACTAACTCATATTGGGATTTAGTTGTTGAAGGTTTATATTGGAGAAATAACTGGAGTTCAGGTACAGATTACAAAATTGGTGACGCAGTATCACACGGCTCATCTTCATACAGAGCAAAAACAAATCACACATCATCTGCTTCAAACAGACCAGATGTTTCAGGTCAAACTGATTGGGACTTACTTGCAGAAGGAGATTCAAACGCAACTCTAACTACAAGAGGTGATATTTTAACAAGAGACGCAACTCAACGAGTTAGATTACCAATCGGCGCTGCTGGTACTTTCCTAAAATCAGATGGTACTGATATTGTATGGGCATTACCAAATGTAGCAAACAAAGTTTATTACGTATCAACTTCAGGTGTTGATAATACAGATACAGGCAGAGGTACTTCTCCAGAATTACCTTGGAGAACATTAAAATATGCTTGTACACAATTAGCTTCAGATACTACAAATTTCAAAACAATTAAAGTTTCAACAGGAACATATACTGAACAATTACCAATTACGGTGCCAAGAAAAACTGCTATTATTGGTGACAACTTACGAAGTGTTACCGTTTCACCTGATACTACAACAGACAATGGTTCTGGTGCAGGTATTTCAAGTGATGGTTCAACACCAAATAACAGACAGACAATGTGGAGATTAAATGACTCTTGTACATTATCTGGTATGACATTTAGTGGTATGACAGGTCAATTACAAGGTTCGCCAAGTGCAGATGGTATTACAAGACCAACAACTGGTACAGGTGCAACAGCAACTGGTGTTGTTTGTGCTCTTGACCCAGGAACAGGTCCTACTGATACATCAACTCATATTGTTTCAAGGTCGCCTTTTGTACAAAACTGCTCATCAATTGGTACAAGAGCAGTTGGTATTAAAATTGATGGTTCTTTACACAATGCAGGTTTCAAATCTATACTTGCAAACGATTTCACACAGGTACTTGACAATGGTATCGGTGTTTGGGTACTAAACGGTTCTAAATCAGAATTAGTATCTGTATTTACATATTACTGCCACGTTGGTTATCTTGCAGATTCAGGTGGTGTAATGCGTTCACTAAACTCTAACAACTCATATGGTGAAAAAGGTTCTGTTGCTTCAGGTGTTGACCCTAACGAAACACCGGTAACAACAACGGTAACTACAAGAGACAATGAGGCAGTCATTGGTAGAGCATTAGTATCAAACGCTGGTGTTTACAGATTAGAACAAGAATACGCAGGTGAAACTTATACGTCTGCTACAGAAACGATTACAGGTTCAGGCGCAAATGCTAACTTCACAGCTGACTTTGCTGATGGTGCAGTTAAACACATTGACCCAACAACAAACGGTGATGGTCACTTCACTACAATTGGTGTTGCTCAAGGTGGTACAACTACATCTATCAGACTGGCAGCCGCTGATACGCAAGCAGATAACTTCTATAACGGAATGAGAATTACAATTACAAGTGGTACAGGTTCAGGACAAACTGGTTATGTCGGTTCTTATACTTCAGCAACAAAAACTGCTACTATGTTTAAAGAAGATGGTACAGCAGGTTTTGATGTGTTTGGTCCAACAAGTGTTGCAGTTGCTCCTAACGCAACAACAAATTACGAAATTGAACCAAGAGTAACCATCACAGGCGGTGGTTCTCCAACAAGAAACGCATTAGCAAGAGTTGTAATTGAAAATCAAAAAATTAAAAAATTCTTAATACTTGATGGTGGTGCAGGTTATTCATCTGCTCCTTCGGTAACGGTAACTGACCCTAACGCAACAACAATAGGAACAGGTACAGCGTCAATTGGTGATGGTGTAATTTCAAGATGGACTTATGTAGCTGCAGGTTCAGGATACAAACAAGAAAATACAGCAGCTACCGTAAGCGGTGATGGTTATGCAGATATTTTACCAGTAGGTGCAACGGTTAAGACTTCAGGTCTTTCTGCTCAACCAAAACCAGGTTCAAGTATTGTATTTTCAAATGCTTCAAGTGTAAGTTATATTATTGTAACCGTGTTATCACACGCAAACGGTGGTATTACAAATTTAGAAGTGTCACCAAATATTTCAAAGGCAAATGCTCCAACACACGGAACAACTGCTACAATTAGACAAAATTATTCTAATATAAGATTAACAGGTCACGATTTCCTAGATGTAGGTACAGGTGGTATTGCAACAACAAATTATCCTGACTTAAATGGTTATACACAACAACCTGACCAAGCAGATGAAGTTGATGATTTAGATAGAGGTAGAGTATTCTATACTTCAACCGACCAAGATGGTAACTTTAGAGTTGGTGAATTGTTTAGAGTAGAACAATCAACAGGTAAGGCAACATTGAACGCAGAAGCTTTTGACCTTTCTGGATTAAGACAATTATCTCTAGGTTCTGTTGCATTAGGAAATTTTGGTGCAACCGTAAATGAATTTTCAACAGATGGTACTTTAGGCGATAATTCTGATAATGCTCTCGTTACCGAGAAGGCAATTAGAACATTCGTTGAAAACCAACTTGGTGGTGGTCAAAACAACTTGACCGTTAACTCTGCTGTAATTGGTGAAATCACAATATCAGGATCGGATATATCTGCTTCAACAGGAAATACGGTAAACTTTACAACAATACCAACAACAAGTATTGACCCGACAGCAGCGACACACATTGTTAACAAAAATTATGTTGATAGTTCGGTAACTCCTAATTTACAAACATTATCTTTTGATAGAGATACAGGACAATTAAACAGAAAAGTAATAACTAACTTTAACGTTGTAAATCAATATGAAGATACATTATTTAATGCTGCTGAACAAAATGCAGGCTTTGATGTAATTAACGGCTCTGTTAGAATTGAAATTGACAAAGCAGGAAATTTAATTTATAGAACAACAGGAGACGCTGAGCAAGGTGTAGAAACTCCTAGCAACGAGTAATTATAGGTATAAATAGGATATAAAATGGCAATAACTAGAACAAAAATCGGAAATTTATGGTTTAATTATCGTGGCGAATACGATAATTCTGTCGCTTATAAAAAAGATGATATTGTATTATGGAATAATACTGACTA